TTCGCAATTAGGGAACTGCTCAGGCGGATTGCTCAGGACTTCGAGCATTTTCTCGATGGTTGAGATTTTTTCTTCCAGTTCCATGATCAGTCCCTCGCCCATGATGGGATTTCAGTCTGCCCGTAGTCCTTCGCTGCAAAGTTTTCCGGCTGGCGCCCATTAGCAATCTTGCGTGGCGTCCGTGAAGACGCCTGCTTGTTCTGGTAGCTCAGTTTTTGGCTGGCGGTAATAAACCAGTTTTTCGGCTTTTCATGGCTGAATTCGATATCCAGCTTTTGCAGTTCGTACTGCAGGTCAATCAGCGGGTACAGGGCTAACCACGCCTGGTAGTCTTTGTGATTCAGGCGAACCACAGAACCTTCGAATGCGTATCGACTAGCCATCTGATGAACAGTTGCCTGCTCAGCCCCTTGGTCACCTTCGCAAGTCGCGGAAGGGGCTTGGGTGTTATCCAAGGAATCAGGATCAGGGTTAAGGGAATCAGGAATCAGGTTAAAGGAATCAGCAGGATTTAAATTGTTCTCCACTGATTCTTGCACCGTGCTTGCACTATGCTTTTCTGGTGCTCCTTTATTTTCAATGACTTCAGCTATTCCTGAATCCTTCTTGTCTTCCTCACTATCTTCCTTGCACTGTTCTTGTCCGGTGCTTCTATCGTTTTCAACTGGTTTTGGTATCTCACTAGCAGCTTCTTTGCAGTGTGGGTTCTGGTGCTTTTTCCAGTTAGAAATCTGAATGTATGAGTCCCCATTAACCTGATAGCGGTTAATGAATTTGTGCTGATGGAGTTGTTGCAGAAGAACGTCGCAATCAGCATCGTCAAAAGGGAGCACCATCACTTTTATCTTTTTTGGACGGTCATCCAGACGCCCTTCTTTGTCAGCAATAGTCCAGAGACCAGCAAACAGAATTCGAGCCAGAGGCTGACATTCTGCAAGCTCATCATTTGTGAAAAAGCCGGGCTTGATGTTTCGGGATCTGGCCATTTAAAACTCCAATGGTTTTTGAGGACCATACGCACCAGCCGCATTGCAGGCTTTAATGTGCGCACTTCTTTGTTGCTCAAATTCTGTAAGCATCGGTATTGCTCTGCCGTCCATGAAAACGATGGAGCACCCAAGGCGTTGGAAGTGATCAATGTAGGATTTTGCAATCTCGACCAGGCGCTTAGTCGCTGCGAACTTGCAGCCAAAAACGTGGAGGTCCAGGTCATCAAGCATCTCTTCCAGAGAGAACCTTTTTTCGGTTTCGAAGCAGACGACATTGAACCGGTCAGCAAGCTCTTCAGCTGACGATGTTCTACGGACTAACCCTGCAGCGCTGAACGCTTCTTCAACGTCTTCTCCAGAGCACTGGAAAAACTCTCTGCTCTGATTGATTCTGAAGTCAGACAGGTACTCATGAATGTCCTGCTCGTCCTGCTTTGGATTTTCTGAGAAATAGGCCTCGCTCACCTCAAACGGCGCCGGTATACCTGTTCCCTGAGATATCTGATTAGCCCGGAATTCAGGTTCATTTGTTGTCATCCCGATCTTGTAGATGCCTGGCATGTATGGGTTTGTCAGAACATAAACCCAGCCTTCACTACGAACCCCATCAGGGATATCGAGATGTGTCTGCACCTCTTTCTCCATTGATAACGGCAAAAACAATGTGTGAATCGTGTTGGGTTCTGCCATAATTACTCCTGTGAATTGATCCAGTTAATTCGCCTGAAAGCCGTTGGTGTGTCAGCACTGCGGCTTTCGTCTTTTCTACCCTTCATTAGTCCCATCCCAGCGGGCCAGGCCGCTTACGCTCAGCCCGTAATCCGATATCCGCCAGCGTCTCTACTGACTGCAGGTAATGCCGGGAAACAACTACCGCCTCAGGCGGGACAACCTGCAGACCCAAAACTGACAACTCTTTTGCTATGTCAGCGAAATGCCCTTCTCCTTTCCTGCGGCTGACTGTGGATTCACTGATACACAGCAGCTCTGCGTAAACCTTCTGCCCGATTGAAGAAAGGCGGTTGAGTAGAACCCCTTCCAGCTCAATCGGGTTGAGGATCGGCGGTTCTAACTTGCGAGCTATTGCACTTTCCATTTGTGATAGTTCCTCTGGTGTTGTTTGGAATAGCCGCCTTTTAGACGGCTTTTGGTTTGCTAACTTCCAAGATCTGATCGGCGGTGTACTGACCTTCAGAGGCGCTTGCTATCTTTTCCGCATACTTCGTCTCGCCTGTGTAGTCAGTTCTTGGAAGGCTGCCGCTACCGATCCATTTGTAAATGGCTCTCGGGGTGCGGCCACAAGCTTTAGCGACAACTGGTACGCGGATTTTCTTGATGATTTCGCTGAGGCTGGATGCTGCCATTTTTAATCCTCGAAAATGAACTGTAGGTACATATTATGTCGGAACTGATAGTTCACGCAAGTGGTATTATGATTGAACCCATGGTTCAGGAAGAAAAAGCGCGAAAAGAATTCTCCAAGAGGCTTGCGCTAGCCTGCGATAAAGCCGGTTTGCAGTCACATGGTCGTCAAGCTGATATAGCGAAGAGGATGAAATTGACACCGAAAGCGGTCAGCAAATGGTTTAACGGAGAGTCAATACCGAGACGTGGGACGCTGCAGGAATTGGCAGCGCTCATTGGCACGTCTTCATCCTTCCTCCTTGGTGACAGCCCATCTGATGGCATAGAGGCAGGCCACTTATCACAATCACCCGACAGCTTTAAAATCGATGTTCTAGATATTGCAATGAGTGCCGGCCCTGGGGTGGTCAATAGGGAGTTCGTTGAAGTGCTTCGCTCTGTGGAGTACGCCCCTGAAGATGCTCGCGCTATGTTCGATGGACGCAAGTCGGAAAACATCCGCATCATCAACGTTCGCGGCGACAGCATGTCGGGAACGATTGAGCCAGGAGATCTGCTGTTTGTCGACATCAGCATTAAGAGCTTCGATGGGGACGGTATTTACGCATTCCTGTACGATGAGACCGCGCATGTTAAGCGGCTTCAAAAGATGAAAGACAAGCTGCTGGTTATCTCAGACAACAAGAGCTACGCAGCATGGGACCCGATCGAGAAAGACGAAATGAACCGAGTTTTCGTGTTTGGGAAGATAATAGGAAGCATGCCGCAGACCTACCGCAAGCACGGATAGCCAATCTTTAATTCTCTAAAACGCCGGCTCTTCTCAAACGCCGGCGCCCTCCAAATAGATATTAATAAAAACTAAATATACTTAATGTTCATAGCGTTAAGTCTTAGTGAACTTTCAATTCAATTAAAATGTACTTTTGGTACTTTACAATGATGAACCATTAGTACATTATCAACTCATCCAAACAACACCGGCAACGCCGGGAAGTCGTAACAACGTTCCGTTAGCCGCGATAAGGCTTGAGGGTGAGATGAATACTTCAGATCTTCAGAAAATTTTAGACGAGCATAAGGTATGGGTTGAGTCCTTCCGCCTGCGCGGCGATCGTGCCGACCTGCGCGGTGCCAACCTGCGCGGTGCCAACCTGAGCGGTGCCAACCTGAGCAGTGCCAACCTGCGCGGTGCCGACCTGCGCGGTGCCAACCTGTGCGGTGCCAACCTGAGCGGTGCCAACCTGAGCAGTGCCAACCTGCGCGGTGCCGACCTGCGCGGTGCCAACCTGTGCGGTGCCAACCTGAGCGGTGCCAACCTGAGCAGTGCCAACCTGCGCGGTGCCAACCTGCGCGGTGCCAACCTGTGCGGTGCCAACCTGAGCGGTGCCAACCTGAGCAGTGCCAACCTGCGCGGTGCCGACCTGCGCGGTGCCAACCTGTGCGGTGCCAACCTGAGCGGTGCCAACCTGAGCAGTGCCAACCTGCGCGGTGCCGACCTGCGCGGTGCCAACCTGTGCGGTGCCAACCTGAGCGGTGCCAACCTGAGCAGTGCCAACCTGCGCGGTGCCGACCTGCGCGGTGCCAACCTGTGCGGTGCCAACCTGAGCGGTGCCAACCTGAGCAGTGCCAACCTGCGCGGTGCCAACCTGAGCGGTGCCAACCTGAGCAGTGCCAACCTGCGCGGTGCCAACCTGAGCGGTGCCAACCTGAGCGGTGCCAACCTGAGCAGTGCCAACCTGCGCGGTGCCGACCTGCGCGGTGCCAACCTGTGCGGTGCCAACCTGAGCGGTGCCAACCTGAGCAGTGCCAACCTGCGCGGTGCCAACCTGAGCGGTGCCAACCTGAGCAGTGCCAACCTGCGCGGTGCCAACCTGAGCGGTGCCAACCTGAGCGGTGCCAACCTGAGCAGTGCCAACCTGCGCGGTGCCGACCTGCGCGGTGCCAACCTGTGCGGTGCCAACCTGAGCGGTGCCAACCTGAGCAGTGCCAACCTGCGCGGTGCCAACCTGAGCGGTGCCAACCTGAGCGATGCCAACCTGAGCAGTGCCAACCTGCGCGGTGCCAACCTGAGCGATGCCAACCTGAGCAGTGCCAACCTGCGCGGTGCCGACCTGAGCGGTGCCGACCTGTGCGGTGCCAACCTGAGCGGTGCCAACCTGAGCAGTGCCAACCTGCGCGGTGCCAACCTGAGCGGTGCCAACCTGAGCGATGCCAACCTGAGCAGTGCCAACCTGCGCGGTGCCGACCTGAGCGGTGCCGACCTGTGCGGTGCCAACCTGCCAGATCTCACCTTCATCATTATGGGCATGGAATACCCCATCACGATTACGAATGGAGAATATATCCGCGCCGGATGCCAGAACCACAAAATCGAAGACTGGCGCCAGTTTTCTAAACGAGACATTGCCGAAATGGACGGCCGCCGCGCGCTGAAGTTCTACCCTCGCCTGCTGGATGTTATCGACTTCTACATCAGCAAGGGTTCCCGTCCTGAATGGCTTAATGAGCCAGAATCTGCGGAGTGCGAAGAATGATCCGTGAAGAAGATAAATCCGAGTGGTTTAAGTTCCTGGCAAACGCGTTCGCAATCGTGGCCGGCGTTCTGGTGGTAAGTGCGTTATGTCTGCTTCCTGGCGGTGTCGCATGAGCAGAAACGGCATTCGTTCACTGACAATCGTCCTCCTGCTGATGATTCCGGTATGGGTGGCGGCATTCAAGTTTGTTGCGTCTCTATGGGAGGTATTTCATGGCTAAGCCAATTCCAAACAACGGTCGTGCAGTGATGATGCGCAACGCTAAAACTGGCGCCACCTGGAAGGTTTCTCGCGACTACCTGAACGAAACCTTCTGGTTCGAACCGCAGGGAAACTTACGGCATATCCGCCAGTGCTTTGAAGCGCGTGAGCTGCTGCCAAACCTGGTGCCGGCCGGAACGCACTAACCGGAACGCAAATTTAATTAAGCCATTAGGCAGCCAATACGGTGCCGGGATTTTCACAACCTTTTGGAGGGTTAAACCATGCAACCATTACCACGCTTAACCGCCGATCGTCTCGCCTCTTTACCTGCTGGCACCCGACTGAAACTCGGCGGCCACATCGTGAAACTGGTAGGTCGCGGGTCATTTACCAACTCAGCTGGCATCGCTCAGACCATGGTCGACTATGTCGATTCTCGCGGTGTGCAGGGCAGCTTTGAGGAAAAGATTTTCCTCTCTACTGCCACCGAACACCTCAACGCGGTTCAGTGCGAGCTCTGCTTCGCCCTGCGCCATCCGAAAGACTGCGTTGTCCGCTCCATCACTAATTACATGACCACCCGGCAGGCTCATTTCTGCGACGACAGCGGGTGTGCTGAGAAATATTTCATCAAACACCCCGGGCGCCAGAAAGCTGGACGGAGAACGAAATGGTAAGCCAACAAAACGGAATGCTGGCGCTGGCATGGGTGATCGTCGCCTTTGGCCTGCAGCCTGAAGACCTCGAAAGCGCCGCTAACCAGCTGGCTGAATTTGATGCAATTAACGACGCACACACGGAGATGAAAAATGTTGCGAGTCATTGATACCGAAACGACCAGCTTGGAAGGTAGCGTTCTGGAGATTGCCAGCGTGGATATCGTCGACGGCACTATCTGCAACCCAATGAGCGACTTTGTCCGCCCATTAGAGGCGATCAGCTTCGAAGCGATGGCGATACATCACATCACTGAAGATATGGTCGCTGACGCCCCACTGATTAACGAAGTGATTGGACGTTACCTGGGCGCTGATGCGTATGTTGCTCACAACGCAAAATTCGATAAGTCAAAGCTTCCCCAGATAGACGCTCCCTGGATTTGCACCCTGAAGCTGGCTCGCACCCAGTACCCGGAATTTGAGAGTCACGGTAACCAGTACATGCGTTACCGCCTGGGTTTGAAGCCTTATCTGCCAGAAGGCCTGTACGCGCATCGGGCGCTATACGACTGCTACGTAACCGCCGAGCTCCTGCTGTACATGGGCCGCCTGGCTAAGTGGACGATGGGAGAAATGCGCACCATCGCAAATAGCCCTTCGCTGATGAAGGCGATCCGATTCGGTAAGCACAAAGGCCTGTCCTTTGAAGAGATAGCAAAAGTCGATCCGGGTTATCTCCGCTGGCTGTCCAGTAACAGTGACGATGAAGACATTCTGTTCACCATCAAACACTGGTTGAAAGGAGCCTGATATGGGAACGCCTGTGCTCATTCTTGGCGATAGCGGCTCCGGCAAGTCGTACAGCCTGCGCAACTTCACGCCTGACGAAGTGATCCTGCTGCAATGCATTCCGAAGATGCTTCCGTACCGCGCCACTGGCTGGAAGCTGAACGGTAAAGAGTTACCGGATGGCTCTGTGCAGCGCGGAAACATCATCCGTTTTGATGCCTGGGATGCGGTACTGGATTCCATAAACCGCATGGTTCTTTCGAAGAATCGCCGGGTTCTGGTTATAGACGATTTTCAGGTCGTTATGCAGCACGAAAACATGATGCGCGCATACCAGACCGGATATCAGAAATATACCGAAATGGCCGATCACGTCTGGCAAATCATCATGGCGGCCACCCGGCTTCCGGATGACTTCCGGGTTTACTTCCTGGCTCATACCGAAGAGTCGGAAGGGAAAATCAGGATGAAGACCACCGGCAAGATGCTGAACGAAAAGCTTACGCCGGAGGGCTATTTTTCCATCGTCCTGCGAGCCATCAAGAAAGACGGGAAGCATGTTTTTTTGATTAAGGGTGACGACAACGACACCGCCAAAGCGCCGCCGGACCTGTTTCCGGGGCTAACAGAAATGGATAACGACCTGAAAGCCGTTGACGTCGCTATCACCGAATTTATGACCGAATTATAAGGATCACCACCATGAGCCAACCAATGTCTTTTGTATGGAACACCGAAGCAGCATCTATGGCTAAGAAAGCTGGCAGCACTGGCGGCATCAGCGAAACCGGCGCATATGAGGGTGTAATCGCCTCTGCAATTTACACCTTCGGAAAAGATGGTAGCCAGTCCCAGGCGCTTGAGCTGAGCCTTGATAGTAACGGAGCAAAAGCGAACTACCTTCGCATCAACTTTATCGGGAAAGATGGTCAGCAGACCTTCGGCATGGGCTTAATTTCGGCCATCCTCTGGGCTGCGCAAGTAAAGAACGCTCAACCTGAACAGATCCAGACTACTGAAGGCACTGAGTGGCATTGCCCTGCCCTGGAAGGTAAGAAAGTTGGCCTCTTCCTGCAGAAAGTCCTCTACTCCAAAGGTGACGGATCTGATGGCTATAAATTCGAGGTTCGCCATGTGTTCCAGCCAGGTACGCGTCGCACTTATGCAGAGCATAGCGAAAACGAGCCGGCAACAGCTATCAGTGCCCTTGAGCAGTCGATGAAAGACAAAGATGAGCGCGCTCCGGGCAACACGCAGTTCTCTGGCGGAGCGCGTCCGCAGGCAGGCGCAAACCCCTATACGCAAAACCCTAACTCAGTTCCAACCTCCAGACTTCAACAGGCTGCCAATCAGCATGCTCAGAACCGTCAAAACCCGCCTGATTTTGACGACGATATCCCGTTCTAGAGTTGGCAGGTGAGCATGAAACACGCTCAGGACGATATCAGGGTTGGCGCGGTGCGCCTTCCCTACCTGAAAGAAAAGAAAGGCTGGCTGACTCCGTGGGGCGATGTGGTTAGTAACCCGCTAAAAGCTCAGCGACTGGCTGAAGAGCTGGACATGAAAAGAGGTGCGCAATGACTGACTACACCGGAAGCAAAACACCTGTTGAGCAACGCAACCTTTGGCAGACGCCGATCCCTCTGTTCGTCGCTCTGGATGCTGAGTTTTGCCTGACACTGGACGCGGCCGCATCATCTGATAATGCGCTGTGCAACCGCTATATCACGGAACAGCAGAACACGCTGACTATCCCGTGGGCTGACTTCCTTGTGGCTCCCGGTTATGCATGGCTTAACCCACCGTACAGCGATATCACGCCCTTTGTTCAGAAGGCTGCAGCAGAATCCAAAAACCAGATCGGCACTGTGATGTTAGTTCCGGCTGATACGTCTGTCGGCTGGTTCCGGGAGGCTATTGCGACGGCCAGCGAAGTGCGATTCATCGTCGGCGGTCGCCTGGCTTTCATCAATCCGGTATCCGGGAAGCCTGTCAGCGGAAACAACAAAGGGTCAATGCTGATTATCTGGCATCCCTACCCGCGCACTCACTGCCAATTCACTACCGTTGAGCGTGATGCTCTGATGAGTTTCGGTGCCCGATTAATCACTAAGCGGGAGGCAGCATGAAAATTTACATCGCTGGGCCGATGACCGGCTTTCCCGAATTTAACCGCCCTTCCTTTCATGAAGCTGCTGCCGTACTCAAAAGTGACGGACATGTAGTGCTGAACCCCGCGACGCTTCCGGATGGGCTCAGTCAGTTCGAATACATGGATATATGTCTGGCCATGTTGCGATGTGCTCACGCCATCTACCTGCTTCATGGCTGGGAATTGTCTGCAGGCGCGCGAGCCGAACAAGCGCTGGCTGAAAAATTAAACCTTCAGCGGATTTATGAGGAGCCACTCCAATGACGCCAGAAGAGAAAGAAAACATCCTCCGCGCCCAGGCTCGTCGCTGCGCAGAAGAGCTAACCAAAGCGATGAGCGCAAAGCCTAAACCGAAGTGGAACGCTGTATGCCCCCCCATCCTTCGCAAGCACTACGAGAAGGTCCGGCCTATGGGCGTCAGTTTAGTCAAATTTGTCAGTGTTATTGGTCGGCTTAGCGGCCGCTATGGAGTGGAATCATGAAAGAACGCGGAATGATTTTTAACGGGGAGATGGTGCGGGCGCTGCTGGATGGTCGGAAGACGCAGACGCGCCGCCCCATCAAATGGAGGCAGACTCGTGCTACTGAAATCGCTGAGCGTGAAGACGGTAGTAAATGGCCCTGGAGCGAAGATGCAGAGAACGTATGCGATTACTGGCATCCGTGCCCGTTCGGCGCTGTCGGCGACCGTATCTGGGTGCGCGAGACGTTTCAGGGGCCGCTATTCGATTTCGACCTGATGGATATCTATTGCAAAGACTCAACTCCTTTTGAGACGCCAGAGTTTTGTGTTTACAAGGCTGACGGCGTGCCTGCGCCCGAGTTTTACGATGCCGATGATGAACTGCATTGCCGCTGGCGCCCATCAATCCATATGCCGCGCTGGGCCAGCCGCATCACGCTGGAAATCACCGATGTGCGCGTGGAGCGACTGAAGAGTATCAGTGACGTCGATGCGATACGCGAAGGGTGCAGTACCGCCGACATGAAGAGTGGCGATTGCGCAGCTGATGTGTTCGCGCGCCTGTGGGCATCAATCTACGGCTCAGATAGTTGGAATGCCAATCCCTGGGTTTGGGTCATTTCGTTTAAGCGCATTGAAGGCGGTGCAGCATGAACAGAGCCTCTCCCGTTGATTTAAGGAAATGCCTTGAAGCCGCAAATGGCCTCGCTCATATCGGTATCCGTTTTGTGCCGATCCCAGTTGCGACAGAGGAAGAGTTCCAGTCTCTGTCTGCCGAGCTTTCACGAAAACTTGAGCAGATGGCGATTGAAGCTGAAAAGAGTGAAGGCGGTCCAGCATGAGCGCAGAGATTATCGATCAGGCCAACGAACTCGAAGAGCTGCAGCGTGAAGCCGCCATAGCGAAGTATCGTATCGACCATAACGCAGTTTCGGCTATTCATTGTGTGGATTGCGGGGAAGGAATACCAGAAAGGCGCCGGGAGGCAGTGGCGGGATGTCAGCGCTGCGCCTCCTGCCAGGAAGAGGCTGAAGAACGCGGAAAGCATCGGAGGTGACAGGTGTTCAAGCTTATTCAGCGCGGCCAGATATTCGCAGATAGCCACGGATGGCCGGTGCTAATCCACAGTTGCGACAGCCAGACGGTGCGCTACTGGCGTCAGGGTCGGATCAACACGGCAAGCATTGACAGATTTAATACCGACTTCGAACCGCTCTCACCCGAAGAGGCGCACCAGATACGCGCCGAACTGGAGCAGAGTGAGCATATTAAAAAGCTGCGCGCCCAGCGCGCGGCCTGATTCAGGAGAGCTTATGAGCGACGTAATTCAACTGGTACCTAACAAGTGGGTTACAGAAAAAAAACTCACAGAAATTACCGGTCTTCGTTCTGGGACAATTGAAAGAGCCAGAAAGAACTCCTGGTTCGTTGGCCGAGAATATATGCATGTATCACCTGATGGTGATCCAAACCCGAACAGCCAATGTATGTATAACCTGGAAGCGATAAATCAGTGGATAGAGCGCCAGTCGTCGAAACAGCCAGGTGCTCATTCATGCTGAAAGCGATATTCTTAACATGCTCTTGGGCGCTAGGGAGGAAGAATGGCCAAATCGTCATATCCAACTGGCGTTGAGAACCATGGCGGATCGCTTCGTATATGGTTCATTTATCAAGGTGTCAGGGTCAGGGAAAACCTTGGCGTTCCTGATACACCAAAAAACAGAAAGACGGCAGGTGAGCTAAGAAGTTCAGTTTGTTTCGCAATCAAAATGGGTAACTTCAACTATGCCAGTCAGTTTCCCGAATCTCTTAACCTGAAAAAATTTGGGGTTGAGAAAAAGGAAATAACAGTAAAGGAAATAGCTGAGAAATGGCTTGAACTCAAACGGATTGAGATGAGCAGCAACGGATTTGTTGGTTATGAGTCCATTGTAAAAAACATGGTGCCAAGGATCGGCGCTGACAGGTTCATTTCCTCAGTTAACAGGGAGGATTTGCTGCTGATAAGAAAGGAACTTCTGACCGGGTGGAAGGTGCCTAAAAAAGGGCATAAACCATCAAAAGGAAGAACGGTACCCACCGTTAACAACTACATGACCACTATTTCAGGAATGTTCAGTTTTGCTGTAGCGAGTGGGTACACGGCAGAAAACCCGTTTAACGGTATATCAGCTTTGACAAGAAGTCGCCCAGACCCCGATCCTCTTTCGAGAGATGAGTTTCTTCGACTGCTTGATAGCTGCAAGCATACGCAGATCAGGAACATCTGGGCCCTTGCAGTATACACCGGCATTCGGCATGGGGAGTTGGTTTCACTTGCCTGGGAGGATATCGACCTGAAAGCGGGAACGATGATGATCAGGAGGAACTTTACCCCTACAAATGAATTTACCATGCCAAAAACTAAGGCTGGAACGAACAGAGTTGTTTTCCTGATTGAACCTGCAATAGAAGCACTCCGCAGTCAGGCAGAGATGACAAGGTTTGGTAAACAGCATGAAGTAGAAGTAAACCTACGGGAGTACGGGCGAAGGGAAAAGCACGAATGTACGTTTGTGTTTGATCCACGACTAACAGGGCGAAACTACCTTGCAGGGGACCATTATGCAGTCGGGTCGATAAAGAAAATTTGGGATGCTCATATAAAGCGGGCCGGTCTGAGACACCGAAACGCCTATCAAACGAGACATACTTACGCTTGCTGGTCTCTTTCAGCTGGCGCAAACCCGAACTTTATTGCCACACAAATGGGCCATGCCGATGCACAGATGGTTTATAAGGTTTACGGGAAATGGATGGCAGAGAAAAACACGGAACAGGTAGCGCTTTTGAACCAAAAACTATCTTATTTTGCCCCACCCCTGCCCCATGACATTGCATTGAATGATTAATATATAGATATATCATTATGTTACATGTGACCATGCTACATATTGATAACACAGGAGGCACAAAATGCGCTCGACCCGATGCAAAGCTTGTGGTGTGATCCGTGTTCAATATATTAAACTAGGCCTCGCAAATGACCGTCAGCGTCGCCATCGGCCTTCACTGCGGGACAGAGTCGGGGAATAA